TGAAGAGTTGCAATCTTATCCTGACAGAGGTAATCAAGGATTGCACGGCTGTTCTGGTTCTGGTTGTCGATGATGTCACGAGTGGAATTGTTAATTGCATTAGTAATACCGCAGGTCTGCTGAGCCATGTTGTAGTTAATGCCATCAATACCACGCAGCATATTGCAGCAGCATTCCGCAATCTGACGCGCGAGGTCTGCCTGTCCCCTCTCAACACCATTAAAGCCCTGCATCATGCCCATGTTCGCCTGGTTAAAGCCCTGCTGCGTCTGATAACCGAGACTACATATAGCATTATCGGTGCCGTGGAAGCCATTGAGCAATGCCGAATTCATATTGTAAAATCCGTCGCAAAGCCCGTTGTTCACACCGTCAATCTTACGCTCGATGTTTGCGAAGTCGGATGTCAGCACATAGCCGTCGACAGCCGAGCCAGCACTTCTACCGCCGCCAAAACCGCCGCCCCATGCGCCGTTGCCGAAGCCGAACATACCGAAGATGAGGAACAGAATTATCCACGCTGTCCAGTCCCCGCCCCAGCCGAAACCATCACCATTTCTGCCGCAATTGTTGTTAGTGACAGCTGCGATATCCGCAGGTGTCATTTCACTTGCCGAAATTGACATAGTTCTTTTTGCCCTTTCTGAAAAATAATATTTTCATCTCGTTTCCGAGTATGAATCATAATTTATATTTACCGCGCAGCCCCTCAAACATAGAGCCGAGCTGCCTTGCACGGTCTTGCGCGGTGTTAAGCTGCGCCTGTGAGATTTGCCCTGACTGCACCATCTGATTAATAATTGCGGTCGGATTTTGCCCCCTAAATTGGTTCATAAATCTTTCAAAAACCGTTTCGAGTTGGTTCGGAGCGTTTTTTTGCATTTCGTTATACAGTGGGTTCGGCATTGTTATCCCCTCTCTGCGCATTCTGCGCCATAATTCCGTTGAGTTTTGCCGTTAAATCATTCACCACCGCCGCGAGCTTGTTATACTCGTCGACAGTGACATATTGCACGTTTTGCGCGGCATTCGGCTGCATTACAGGCGGCGCGGACGCGCTTCTTTCTTTCCAGTCGATAATCCTCATTGACGGCATTCCGTTAGCGTCAGCCGATTTGATGTAGATAATCGGATTTTCGCTGTCCCATAGCACCGCCGTGTTTCCCGGCGCGACTATATGCGCCTTTGCTCCCGCTTCTCCCTGCACCCATATCATAGGTGGAGCTTCCTGCGGCATTGACTGCATCTGCCCCATTTGCGGCATTTGCGGAGCTTGCGCAAACGCGCCCTGCTGCATGGGAGCCTGATTATATCCTCCGCGTAGCTGCGTCAGCTGGTCAGGCATTGGCATAGTATATTGCGGATAACCGTACTGCGGTACGCCATAATAAGCCATATTTACCTCTCCTTCTTCCAGTAGTAGTGAGGGATTTCGCCGCCGGAATCCCATGTGTCATAATACCTGCCGTCCTCGGCATAAACTACGTGTCCGGCGATTGATAAAAGATATTCGCCCTCTGGCATATCCTCGCAAAATTCCCGCACCGTGTAATCAGCCGGAGCGGTGTTCGGTATCGTGTAACGGCAACACCCATTCTGCCGCAGATACGACCCCCACACGGAATCTGCCGACGGCATATCACGCATGATAAAGCCAGTAAGCGCGATTCCGAGGTATGTTTCTTCCCACGATTTGCCGAGAAAAGCCGATATTGCGCGAATAGTGCAATCGCCCACCCGATTCCCGTCGGGATTTGCGTTGTATGATACAAATTCAGCCATTTTTGCCCCTCCGTTATGCCTAAATTGTACAAAAAAATAAGCCTTTCCACAATGAAGTGAAAAGGCTTATTTAGTGCTATTTTGGTGCAATTATTGTGTAAGCATATCAGCTGCCAACAAGTTTAGTATATATATTGCGGGATTGCTATAACCGCTCCGCCATTTTTCAACAGTTTTTACAGGTACATTGTATGTTTTGGCAACATACCTATTTGTCGCTCCACACAATTGAGCTAAGTTTCTATATGTTTGTTCGTGCGCGAAAGCGTAAATATTGTTCAGCGCTTTGTCAATGTCATAATCTGCATCCTCGTATATATTCGGTTTGACTATTGATTTAGCTTTAGAGCAATACTCATCATAATCAGCAGCGTTTACAGCCGCCGAAAGCAATTGAGAGAAAATATTATAAGGCATTTTGTTTCCCCCTTTCCTTTCCCACGTGCCATATACTTTTGCTTTAACATTATTCGGCGGGAGCTTGAGCTTTTCCCCTATCACATACGGCGTTTTCGAATATGGCAGATATCCGTTTAATGATTTTTCCTTTATTTCCAAGATTTCAGCGATTTGTTTTGTAGTAAATCCTTTTTCGAGATATTCTGATACTTTGTCCGACTTTGGCGTTGGTATAATGCCGTTCGATATCAAGACTTTTCGGACAACCGCTGTGTTTAATTCAGTAATTTCCGCTGTTTTAGCGATAGACCCCACGTTTTCAAAAGTTGATATAATTCTTTCTTCGAGCGTCATTCCTCAATCCCACATATGCGCGTTGCAATAATCCGCCCATTCGTTTTCCATGTCAGCAATTATCGACTTATAATCCCCTCCGTCGATAATTCGCTCTAATGCCTTATGTCCAGCTGAGCTTTTCTTTGCGTTTGCTGCCAAACTATAATCTTCTGCTTTGAGATATGCGGCGGCACGAGGATATTTCTCTTTGAGTTCAGCAATATCGCTTATCGGCCGTTTTGGAGCACGTAAACCATCGTTGCACTCGTCATCCATCATGCGCTCAAAATCCTTTTGATATTCCCGGTGTTCAGCTATTGCACGTTCAAGTTCGCTTAATCCTTCTATTGCTTCGATTTTTGCTTCACGTTCAGCAGTTGCCTTTTTGATTGCTTCCTTTTCGGCTTTGAGCAAAACTATGATTTCTTCTTTCGCCGCCATAACCGCATCATAAGCTCCGTCTTTCTTTACTTTTGGCATTTGCCGAGTAGCAATATTTTCGTCACCCACGAGATATATTTTATATTTTTCAATCAATTCTTTTGCCGTCATGGCTTTCTCCTTTGCTTTTTGTCTTGCTTTTTTCATCCTGCCGTGATATAATAAGAGTACGGAGCGGCGGCAGGTTTACCGCTCCACTCTTATCTTGCCTGTTTCGGTTATTTGGACGTATGCGGAACAGGCTTTTCTTTTTTGTTGGGTACTTTTGCTTCGCGTACTATTTTTGCGGCTTCTTCAAGGGTGATTGCTTTTGCTTCTATTAGCTTTGCTATTAATTCGAGATATCCGTTCAGTTGCGCATTAGTCATGCCTTTTATTTTCTCCATGTTCTACCTGCCTTTCTGTACCTCCTTGGTACATCTATATTATACACCCATGGTGGGTATTTTGCAATAGCTTTTGCATTATTTTTGATATATAAATACACAAATTTGTGCGCCGTGGTTTGTATATCTTGGCAAACAAAACAAAAACGGCGGTAAAGCCGAACGCCGCTGATTTACGTTCTGCCTTATCGCCGCTTTGCGGGTTAATGAAGTGCCGAGTTTCATCTTCCCTATGTGCATGGTTGGTATTTAAAGCCATGACTATTATATCACGCTTTGTTCACACTGTCAATAGAAAAAGAGCGATTATTCGCTCTTTTCTTTAAAAATTTGTTTTGTACCGCGAGAAACAATATTTTTTGTTTGTCTCACGGACAAGTCAAATTCTTCCGCGAGCGGCTCAAAGCAGATGCCGTCAATAAGTCTCCGCTTCAAAAGCCGCCTGTTTCGCTCATGGTGGATTTTCTCATCAATCAAAGCCGCAATTACGGAATTGTCGGGCATAACGCCGCACCCCTTTAATCCGCGCTATAGCTCACTTCACGCGGTTTCGGTCGCACAGCCATTGAGAGATTATTCCTGAGGTTCTTCCGTATCAGTGCCGTTTGTTTTTTCTTCCGGCTTTTTGTTCGCCTTATCAATAGACGATTCGCCAAAAATATAAGCGATTACGGACACCGCCGATGTCACAATTCCGGCAATCTGCGCCCATTCGTTTTCATCCAGACCGAACGCCGCCGCCAGTCCGACCACGATTCCGCAGACCGCAGTCCATAGCTTGCGAGAGCTGAGTTTCTTTTTTAACTCGTTCATTAAAAACACCTCCGAAAATGGTTGATTTAGTTTGCTCGCCGTGATATAATCATTTTGTCATAAGACATCATTTTATATCTCCTTTTCGTTTACCGACCATAGAAGAGCTGCCATAAAGGCGGCTTTTCTCTTTTTTATTGCAATTCGATATCCGAGCCGCTTGTGTCCTCGCCATAATATCGACCACTCCGCACCTCTTCACGCTTGAGGAAAAGATTCGGGATTATGTACGACGGCAGACCGCACGAGAGAGGAACTGCGAGATATACATATAAGCCGTCCATTGACGCAGTATCTGGTGCAACGGCAAGCCGGACGAACTCATAAACAATACCGATAACAGCCCCTGCCACCCACACAACCATGACCGCAGTGAGGATTTGCTTTGTATACTGCTTCAAGCTGGCGAACGTGTTTTTTATCTTTTTACCCATTTTTGATAATATTATTGATATTTCGGTTTCCGGCAGTCGCAGATAAGTTTTTGTCGCGGATAACCCAAGAGCCGCCGCCGTCGAGACAAATAATATCGCTAAAGTCCTCACCCTTGATTTTTTTCCAAAATTCCATGCCGTAGATGTAGTTGTAGCGGTAAGTCCTGCCGTATATTCGCCAAATCTCGCCGTCGCGGATACCGAGCCAGTTTCGCCAGCCCGCCGCCATGCAAGAGCCGTCCCATCCCTGCGGCTCGACGTAGTTGTAATAATCAACATCATCATAATTTCGTACCGTGGGAACGCCGGAAATAGCATATCGAGCGTTCGCCGGAGCTACCGCCACATCATCTACGTAAGGCTTGCCGACAGCCGGAACGATAAGCGTCGATACCTTTTTACCGTGAAACTGCGGAGAATTATTGTCATTGCAGCCGATGCGCAGCTTGCCGCCGTAACAATATTTTGAAATATGCGGTCGCGCCGGAGAAGGAATATCTTCAAGTTTGCAATCGCACACGATATTAGCGACGGGCAAAGTGAAATTGCCATCAGTAGAGGAATACGGTGCCCAGAATCCGCCCGTTGAAGCCTTGTCGGGAATACTGCGCTTTGCCTTATCCCAGTAAGCAATCGAAAATTTAGTAAGCCGCTCAATAGTAAAACCGTTTACGGTGTATTTATCCGCTTTTTTTGCCGGAGCAGTATATTCCCCGACCGCGTTCGGCACACCGATAAACGGAGCAGGATTGACAGACACGCCGTTTTTTCTCACTTCAAAATGGCAATGCGAGCCGAAGGAGTAGCCTGTGTTTCCCTCAACGCCGAGGATATCACCAACTTCAACACGCTGTCCAACTTTAACAATGCGCTTTGACATATGGCAGTAATAATACAGATTTCCGTCGTCTCCGTCAATTCTTACGTAATTTCCCCATTGCCACGTGAGAGTTTTATCTGTCTTTGGGTCAAGCATAGTTGATTGACCAACTGTGCCCGAGACAACTGCACAAATATGTTTATCCGTAATACCAACTACATCAATACCTTTGTGATTGTCTCTGACACCATTTAACATCCTCCAACCAAATGGAGAAGTTACTTTAAATTTTCCGTTATAAATCATTTCATCATTCCTTAAGTATTGTAAATAAAATAAATATCATATTCTAAAGTTTCAGTCGTAGTTAATGAAAGACCTCGAAATTCAATGGTTTTGTTATCCAAATTTATATAAATAGCATTTTCACTAAGGGTACGTGTGCTACCTCTTTCACTTCCAGTAAAATAATATATCGCTGACCAGTAACCTCTATATATTTTATCGCCATTGGAATAGCTTGTTCTGTATATAAGGTCGGAATAGATTAAGGTATGAAATGCGCTTAATGAGGTGGTTTCTGTAGGAAAATTTTTGCAATCTATCAATATGCGTTCCGGTATTACAGTTAAATCTATTTCATCGTTCACATTAACTTTAAAGATACTTCCGGCAGTCAAAGTTCGTGTTATCTTTTTATATTGTGTAACTCCCGAAACTGTTACCTTCGAAAGTCCGTCATATCCGGCATCAGGAGTTATAATCTGCTCCGAAGTTGACGGAGTTACCGTTTTTTTCTGCAGTTTAGGCTTGCTTTTGCCGGGGAATGAACTAATTATAGCCATGCTTGCACCTCACTTTGTAATAAGTATTTCAATCGGCAGTGATACCGTCGGCTTGTCACCGATTCCGGCAACAACCACCGTGCCGTTGCCTTGTGCCTGAATAAATAGCCCTGCAGCAGCAGCCGCTTCACGCTGCGTTTTTGTCGCGCTTGCCGCCAGTCCGATAACGCCGTTTGAGTTAGCAGTAATCCCCGCAATAACAACCGTCTGGTAAAAACTGCAAACGGACGTTGACGGAGTAGTGGATGCTGTCGCCGTAGTCCACGACGTACCGAGGACAGCGGATTTAATCTCCGAGTACGTGCCGCCACGAGTAACGCCGTCAGCCATAATTCCGCAGTACGTTCCGTCAGCTCTCGTGTCGGTGACATTGCCGCTTGCAAGAGTTGTCAGACCTGCTGGGACTGAGATAATGTATAAGCCGAGTTCGTATAGCGACGCAGTTTTAGAAAGCGTAGGAGCGACGGGAGAAGATGCAGGAGTGCCTTTCTTAACATAGATTGTTGTCTTGTTGTCGTCGGCAGAAAATCCGAGTACAACAAAGTCAAGGCGGTTAAGCGTGCTGCCCGGCGCGTCGAAAGTAAGCTCCGCCGCCTCCGTCATAGCAACAGCCTTGCCCCTAAAATCGTCGTTCTTTATCCAAGCCATGCCCGGCGAAACAGACACCGTTCTCGCCGCCGTGATAGATAAGTCGAAATTGTCCGTATTTGCATATACGCCGCTCGTTCGAGTACAGTTGTATATTTCCGCGTCCGCTGCCGTGTACTCAATATTGTTAAGCGGATAAGTGATAATAGCCATTTGTTATAACCCCCTTAATATAGGATTTCCGAGAGTAAGCTGTGTCGTGATTTTGTTATTCTCGTAAGTGTTCGTAAATTCCGCCACCCGCACAGAGAGAACGGAATTATAGTCCGGCAGGACACAAGTGATAATATCGCCGAGCGAAAACGACTTTCCGAAGTCCTGTGCCGAGATATCGAAAGATATCTCCTGCACCTTTGCGCATTCGTTCAGCTTTTCGTTTCCTCGCGCCATAAGCAACGTTTTGTATTCATCGAGCGTCTGCCCCTCTTCCTGCTGTAAGTCGCGAGCGTCGACAAAAAGCTCGCGCCGCGCTAAATCGGTTGATGTTGTATCGCCAGTCGTTACAAATACACGGTTAGCTCCTTCGTCACCACCGCCGACATACGCCACGTTTTTATAAGTCGTCTCTGATATGAGCCGTTCGAGATTATATAGGTTCCCGTATTGTTCAGCAAACTTTATTCCATTTCGCTCCGCACCCTCGTAAACGTCATACAACAGCTTGTGAGCGGCTTTGTCATGGACAAGGCGAAAACCCATGCCACCAGCTTCACACCATACACGCGACAGCTCGTAAAGCGTGGGATAGGTCCTCTGTGACGTTGTGGTTTTTGTTATACCTCTAAGCGGCGCAAGTCCTATAATTGAGTATGGACGCGACGCAGTAACAGCCGCCCTTAGCGCGGTTTCGATATTTCCCTTACACTTCGCACTGCCCGCATAAACGCGCCCGTCAAGCAGACATTTTGCTTCGCAGCCATATGCCCATAATTCGCCGTCCTTGTCCTCGGTTGACTGGATATACATAAGCGTGTCAGATGCAGGAATACCGATAAAATTGCCGCATGAGATTATTTTTGCGGCATCTTTTGTTTTCGGCATGACAAATTGCAAACTTCCGCTCCCTGTGTAGCTCTCGCCCCATATGAGAGAAGTAAAAGCCGTGATAATGCCTATTTTGCTAAGAGCCGAGTTATATATACTACACTCCATCAGCCAGTACCCCCACATAAGATTCGTTAAACGTGATTGACACCTTCGCCGAGGACGCGCCGGATTCCGCCGTAAACAAAAGCACGTTATCGCCAGCCGCAAGTGAATACAAATCGGAAGTATCATCCAGCATATCGAAAGCGTCCGTAGTTCCGTCAATCTTGATATAGAGCTGTCCGTTTTCGCGATACATTACAATCCGCTTTCCCGCGTCGAGCGTGCCAATAAATTTAATAGCCTTTTGAGTATTAACGTCCGTGACGGCAAAGTTAGTAAGGGCAGCTTCTCCCGCCGTTATAGTCAATGTAAACGAGGATGCGCAGTCTCCGGCATTGTAAGCGTTAAACTGCGTCTCAATAGTGGTCGAGCCGAAGCGGTGCGGCGTTGCGTAGTTAATGGGGAACATAAACTCAGCCGTCAAACCGCCGAGTTCGTACCGCGATTGATTAGCCTTTTGCCAATACGGATAAGGACCATAAAGCGCGAGTAGAAATGTGGAGTGACGTTCTTGCGATATTTGCGGAGAATCACGGACAACAACATCAATATAATACTTGTCTTCCCAGTACAGCCGCCCGGACGAAAGCGGCTGAAATATACGCAGCATAGCACGTTTAGCGGATGTGTTCTGCATGGGGATTCTGCCGTTTATTGTTAAGAGCTGCCCGCCGAGAGACATTCCCGTTACGGTTTCGCCGATTTGCTCGAAGCCTTGCGCAGTTTGCACGTCAACCGTTCTTCCCGTCGCGCCCTCAACGGTGTTGATTATATAACCGTGGTCAAAATCAAGTACGATTTCCTCTCCGCCGTTTGCAGTATATCTAAGTTTATACACCGAATAACACCGCCCTTGTCTGCTGATATCTTGCTTCGTTAAATACTTCTGATGGTGTCATTTTTGATGCATAAATATTCTGCACCACATTGACACCGCGCTGCTTTGCGCTTGTTCCTTTTCCGTTTCCGCTTACATCGATTTCGCCGTCAAAGACCATATCGCCTTCGATTTCGTCCTTGATTTTCTCAAAGCTGTCCGCCCATCCAACACCGACACCGAGAGCCATATTCTCACCGATTCCGGCAAATACTTTTGACGGTGAGTGTATGCCGAGCCAGTCCTTTACGTCTCCAACGAGATTATCCCATGCGTCGGAAAACCATCTTGTAAGAGTTTTCCATGCGTTTTTCAATCCGTCTAACAGTCCGTCTACTATATTCTTGCCGACATCAAGCCAGTCCGTTGTAAATATGGTATCAATCAAAGATGCTACTAAGTCAACTACAGCTGTTACCAGTTCGGGGATTGCAGATATAATTCCTCCCGCCAACTCCACTACCAATTGCACGGCAGTTTCTATTATTTTCGCAAGATTCCCGGGAGTTGTTATATATTTTATTAAGTTGTTGATGATTTCGATTGCTGCGTCAAGCAGTTGTGGTATAGCGTCAATTATTCCCTCGGCAAGAGTTATTACGACTTTCAATGCCGTTTCGATTAGTTTAAACAGCATTGACGGTTCCGTTAGCATTTTTGCAAGCGTGATTATAATTTGTGTTGCCGCTTCGAGCAGTTTCGGGAGATTGTCGACTATACCGTTGACTATAGCCATGACAGCGGCAAGCGCAGAGGGAATAAGCTGCGGAAGTGCGTTTGTAATTCCTTCGACAAGCGACATTACTATTTGTATCGCCGCCGTGATTATCGCAGGGAGATTATCCATCAACGCGCCGACTATTGTCATAACCGCGTCAACCGCAGCCGGAATAAGCTCGGGAATAAGCGAGACAAACATATTTAACGCCTCGGTAAATAGCGTTGCTACAGTATCAAGCAGTGTGGGGAGTAAGTCACCAACAGCGTCAATGAGGTTCGTCATGACTTTAGGCAGCGTTTGTATGATGTTCTCAACAACCGGAGTAACATTGTCAACGACAAGCATAAACGAGTTAATGACGTTATCACAAAGCGTTGCTATATCCGCATCGGCATTGCCAAAGCCCACGATTAAATTATCAAAAGACGCTTTCAGCATTCCGATTGAGCCGCTTATTGTTGTTTCGGCTTCAACCGATGTCGTGCCGAGTATTCCGAGAGAATCTTGTACAACGTGTATCGCTTGCACGATATTTCCAAACGACAAGCTGTTTGCGTCGACTGTAACGCCTAACCTTTCCTGCGCTTCAACGTTTGCAGCTGCGTCTTGTATAAGACGTTCCATTTCTTCTTTTGTGCCGCCATAGCCGAGCTTAAGGTTATCCAGCATTGTATAGTTTTGCTTTGCAAAGCCTTGATATGCATTTTGTATGGATTCCATGTTCGTGCCCATTTTATTGGCATTATCGGACATATCCACCATAGCCATGTTTGCCAGCTCTGCAGCTTGCGCAAGCTGTTGCTCGTTAGCTACGCCAGCCGTTACCGTTGCTTCGCTTGCTTCTTTAGCTATTTTCTTTTGCTGGTCGTAATAGCTTTTAAGTTCCTTTGTTTGCTTGCTGTAATAATCCTTTAGTTCTTTAGCCTGCTTGTCGTTCGCACTTTTAAGCTCTTTAAGTTTGTCTTCGTTCGACTTTTTCAGCGTTTTAAGCTCTTCGTCGCGAGCTTTTTTCATCTCTTCGAGCTTCGCCTTTTCGTCGTCCCGTATTTGTTTAACTTCGGCTTCCTGTGCTTCTTTCAGCGCGGTTCTTTTTGCGTCCGCTTCATCCTTTATAGCGGTTTTCTGGTCTTTTAACGACTGGATTTGTCGCTTGCGTTCCGCACTTGCTTCTTCTTCACGGATTTGTTCAAGATAATCGTCGTATTTTTCTTGCGCTTCACGGCGTTCCTGGAGAGTGTCAGCGTTCCTAATTTTCTCTTGGAGCTGTGCAAGCTTGTCTTCCTGCTGCTTCTTTTTTCGTGCTTCCTTTTGCGCGTCTTCTTCCGCATTAATAGCAGCTATTTCATCATCAAGAGCTTTCAGCCGATTATATTCATCCTCATCAACGAGTTTCAGTTTTTCCTTGTATTCCTGATTGATAAGTTCTATTTTCGCGTCAGTCGCTTTTTCGTAATCGTCTATTTCCTTGTCAAGAGCGTCCTTGACGGCTTCATATTGCTCGTCATAGCTTTCTTTTACTGTGTCGTATTGATTGTCAAGCGATTCCTTGACCGCTTCATACTGCTTGTCGTAGCTTTCCTTAGCCGCTTCGTATTGGTCGTCATAAGTAGCCGCTATTTCTTCATAGCTTTGCGTTACCGCCGTTGTTGTGGATGATGACAAAGACTGTATAAGAGACGCGGAAAATCCTGTGACGGTCTCCATGTACTTATTGGCAGATACACCAGCTGTCTTGTATGCTTGGTTTGCATAATCCTGTATTGTCTGGGAGCTTGATTTAAAAAGAGTATCAACACCACCGACAAGCTGCTCATAATCAGCATAGCCGTCTAACGCCGCTTTTCCCATCGCGGCAAGCCCCGTCGCAATTGCCGTCGTTGCTCCTGCCACCACTTTGGCGGCAGTAGAAGCAAAGGAAGAAAATTTGTCCCCGGCATTGTTTAGAGCTTTTTCGTAATCTCCCGTGTCGAGAGATATTCTTGCAAAAAGGTCAAAAACGTCTATTGCTGTTCATCTCCTTTCGATAGCTTGTTTTTGATGTTGGATATAATATCGTCAGCAGTTCGTTTGTCAGCAGGTTTTCTGTCGATTATATCAGTATAACGAGCCGACATAGTTTTGCCGCCACCAATATTAGCTATATTTTCGGCTATAATTTTCAAACTGTCTGTAACGTATACTTTCATGAGCCGGCTCTCGCAATCCTTGCGGTACTGCGCAAATCCGTGGTCTATAACATAAGAGCTGCCGAGAGTATCGAGCAGCTCAAAGTTAATGCTTTCGCAATATGTCAGGTACTTTTCTGCACCAGCTGCATGAGCGAGGTAAAAAAACCGATAATCTCAGGACAGTTGATTATTTCAGTAAATGCGTTGAGCAGCTCCGGCATTGTGTGATTGTCAAGGTCGCTCGGCTCGATAAAGCACAGCATTCCGAGCAACTCAGCCGTTTCCTCGGGATGTTCATCAAGAGCCGCGTCAAGCATTTCCGATAGATTTGTTTTAATCTGTTCTATGGTAGCGGTCTTTTTTTCTTCTTCCGTTGCGCCCTCTGTAAACTGCGGCTTGTTCGCGCGTATTTCGAGTATTTTCGTATCATCAAGCCACTTTACAACCGATTTGCGGATTTTGTTAGTCTGCACGAGGAATTCTCGCGGATTGCAATTTGCAAGTGTTTTCATTAGGTTTCACCGTCCATCGAGTAAAATTCCATCGGCATAACGTCCTGTGATGTCATTGATACGTGTCCAGTGAGCGTTACAGATACCTGTCCTTTGCCGTTCTTTGTGGTTTTGAGGGAAAGTCCGCCCGTGGAAAGCGCGTTCGCAAGCTTTACCGCAACAAGACCGCCGTCTGCTCTGTCACCTACCCACCAAATATTTGAAAAATCAGTCTGCTTAAGGTCGCGACGCGGTTTAACAAGATTTGCATTGGTTGTGTCAATATCAGCACAGCCAAGCGCGAGTTTGATAGATGTGGGCGATACGCCAATAGATGTAAACGCCATTGTGCAGTTCCATCCGTCGAGGTGTTTAAGTTCCTTCATGTCGTTCGGACAGTTATCCACGTCCGAACCGAAATCCGAAAACGTCGGCGTGCATGATACGGTAATACCACCAGTTGTGGCGCAGATAATATCCGCGTCTTCTGGAGCGGCGGCAGTTGCGGGAGTAAAGTTTTTGAGAAGCACACCCGCGTCGAGCTGCAGCTCCTTAAAAGTAGATTCGGGGATTTTTGTAAATTTACCCATATATAACTCCTTTTTTAATACGTTAAAAATGCGTTAGTTAAGCGTTAAATATTCGGCAGATACGTTGATGTATCTCCGTTTAACGCCGGAATCGGTCTCATCGGAGAGGGACTGACACCAAGGCGAACCGCGCTTTAGCCATATATAGCCGTCCTCGCACGGTATCACCTTGCCGCCAATGCCAATAGCCGCAGAAAGCTCATTAGCCTTTGCATTTGGCACGGCTTCGCTCTCGGTGTAGTACCACAGATTGACCGTAATTGCTACTTCTTCCTGTTCCCACGCTCCGACAACATAATCATATGTCAGATAAGGCATAACAGCGTTATCCGGCACAGAGGTTGACGGATACGCGGGAATCGAAAAAGCAGAGAAAAATTGATGAAGCGCAGCACCCTTTGTCATGTCGTTAATGCCCATTCCTCCGCGCTTACCTGTGTAAATTGAAATGTAGCACGAGAGGGAGTAATCTTGTCGTCCCCATCAGACGTGACGCGGAATATTTTACCGTCGGAAATGCGTTTGAATACATCATGATAGCTCAAATTAAAGCCCCTCGGCAACGTAACCGTGTACAGCGAGGTAACACCCGCTTTTTCTCCGATTCGCGCCTGCATAGAGCTATCAAAGGTAATAGCCGCGTCAAACTCGACGGATTCTTTCCATGTGGTAAGATATCCGCCCTCGCCGTCCGGCTTGCGTACCTTGTCGTATAGCACGCATTTTGTCATAGACTCGACAATCAAACTCATAGCGTCACCTCATATACCCTACTTCACGCGGCTTTCGATATGGCGTGAGACGGTCAGCAAAAACGGACTGCCAAGACACCGCCGCGCCATTATCACCGCTTGCCTTGGTATACGAGTAACCGCCGAAAGATTCCGACGTATACGGCGAGTTGAGTATTTCGGCGTTTTTCGTTTGCCACGCTTCAATCTCGTCCGCGAGGTTGATTATAGCCTGAGGTATAGCCAGACACCATATAACGCCGTAAAATTCCTCGTCGACTAAATCAAAAGCCGGATTCCGATGTAAACCGTCGTTAAAAATGCTATCGCGGATGAAAAAATATTGTCCGTCTGCCAAAAAGGGCAGCGCAATGTTGCCGCCCTCCACGGCGTAATCACCCTCCCGCACGTCTGCGATAAAGTAATTGTTTAAATGCCGTAAAATCGCTTCAAGCATTCGCGTTGTCCTCCTGTTTTACGATTTATTTAATTAATTACGAGCCTTCACCGCCGCCGGACTGAGATGCCGGAGTGACAGTAGCAACTGCAATGCCGTCGAGGTATTCCGCCCAGAGCTTCATGCCGTATATCGCATACATAATACCAGTAGCGCGGTCATAGTCGCCCTTTACATGCGCTCCGATAAGAGGTGTATCGCCAACTACTGTATACTTAAGTCCGAGGTTGCCATAATCGGCATCCGACGGGTCCATATAGTAGAGGTCGATATTGTCTGTGGGGAGCGCAATAACCTTGTTAGCCGGAATATACTTCGCAGGGAGCAGAATAAGAGTGCGATATCCGAGGAAGTTCTCAACATAGTTAAGACCGAATGCTGTCTGAACAGTAATGTTTGCTTCGCTAAGATACTTGTACGCGTCAAGTATGTTTGCAAAGCCAACAACTTCAGTAACGTCCTTATCCATACCCGCAAACTTGTCAATAACCTTACCCTTTGCCATAGCAAGCGCACCCTGCCATGTGGTTTCGGTAAGTGTAAGCGAGCCAGTCGCGAGGAAGGTGTAAAATTCGCCAAGAATCTTAGACTGGAGAGCGTTGATAAACGCAGTATCAGTCTTTTCAACCGCCATTTCTGCGCCGTACTTATCTACGGCTTCAACAGATACTTCCTTCGCAAACTTTGAGATAACAATATCCGCATAAGATACGGGTTCAACCTTCATTTTTGTTCTCGGGATAAGGTCGCCCTCTGCTACGGTTGAGCCGCCAGCGACAGTTCCGTCAACGGAAGCCTTGTAAGATACAAGCTTAGTACCCGGAGCCTTGCGAATAGGACGCATAATGCCGAGAATGCGCATAAGCGCGTCCCAGTTATCCTGAAAACGTGTAACAAAATCAACCTCACGCGCAGAAATAGTAAACTGCGACGCAGTGGTGAGACCAGTGTTTGCTGCCATAATTTATAATCCTTTCTTACGGTTTATTCGTTGCTTTGATTTGCCATAAGTTCAGCAACGGCTTTCTGGCGGTCTTCGGTAGACATAATGTAGCGACCGTGGTCGTCCTTCTTGTAGATGTCAGCCATAGTTTTACCGCCGTTGTTTGATGGAGGATTTTGAGTATTTGCGCCCTGCTGCTGAGTGCTAACGATAAAATCAGCCCATTCGGTTTTTATGTTTTTCGTGAGTTCAGCAGCGTTTTTGATTTTTCCCTTATCGTCAAGTTCCATACCGTCAATATCCGACACCTTCACTACTGCGTCAAGCCTTTTATCGCTAACGCCAGCCGCCTTTAGCAGTTCACGATACGCATTTTCTTTCGCCGAGCGAGTTTCTTTCTTGCCGACTTCGGCTTTGTAATCGTCATAACTCTTTTTGAGCGCGTCATAATCGGTTTTCCACTTTCCGGCGGTCGTCGCATTGTCCTCGGCGGTCTGCTTGTCGGCTTTAAGCGTTTCGATTTCGTCCAGTTTAGCCTTGTAGCGGTTTTTATCTACAAACTCATTTCCGACAGCTGTTGAGATAGCCTTAGTAAGCTGCGCGATAGCTGTTGATGGTATATTTCCGTCCTGCCCGATATACGTTTTTATAATTGATTCAAAATCTGCCATTTTTCATCCTTCCGCTGTTACGGGTGCTACCCTAAGATGATACTTTACATAATTACGATATCACGTTTATAAAAGTAAATCAAGGATTTTAGCGACTAAAGTTAGCAACTTTAAAATCATTTTGCAACCAAAGCAAAAAAGGAGCGGTCAAGCTCCGTTTTTGTCAGTCATGCGCCTTTTGGTTGAGGTATTTGTCAAGTTTTTCCTTAGCCATCGTAACGTTGTGGTTTGCGCCAAGCTGGATAAGCCCATCTAAAGCCGCAGCAATGCCAAAGCACAAAAGAGTATTTTCTTCTTTCATTTTTTGTATTTCCGCGTTTTGCTTGTTTTGCTTGAGATACCAGCGATATATAGCAAAAATGACACCGCCAATTGCAATTACAGCCGACAACACCGCCGCAGCCGTGATTATAGTACTCGCGCTAATAGTAATTTGCATTAGTTACTAACAACCTCCACATAGATTCCGACCAGCTCACTCAGTTTGTTATACACAGGATTGACGGTGTCTCGGTTGCAGAGGTACGTCACGTTGTCCTCGATGTAGTACTTGCCGCTCACGAGAGCCATGTTCCCCTCATACGGTATCGGGTCATACTTTGTACCGTCATGCACTTCGTCAATCCTTTCATATAGGCTTGCCGTGATGTCTGGTGTCCACGTCTCCTGCGAGGTGTGCGCCTGTATGACCTTGTAGAGCTTGCCGAGATACTGCACCTTGTAGCCGACAGTGTACGCCGTGTCTTTTGCCCACTCGGGATAAAACGCCGTCATTCGTACCGCCGTAGCGTCGTCGACTGACAAAGTGTTAATCTGCTCTTTGATGAGCATTGACATTACTTCGTTTTCGCTAATCGGACGGTGCTTCGCTTCTGCTGCTTCTCTTGCCGCCATTTCGTTGTACTGTGCTTCTTCTTCCGCCGTCATTTCGCGGATGATGCCGTTGATGCATATTTTCATTTTTGACCTCCTTTATCATTGTCCTTCGACTTTTACTGTTGTCCCGCTAACTGGCGCGGTATCAAATGTAATTGTGATTTTAGTGACAGGGTCGTCAGGCAAGTCCTGCGCTATTGTACCTTGCTCTACCATTCCTTTTATACTTCCTGTGTAAACCGTGCTTTCAGAAGGAAGGAAAATGCCAATTCGCGAGCTTCCGTTGCCCATAATCACCATCACATTTTTAGGCGAATAGACGCTCGCGTTTAAATTCAGTGTCGCAAAATTGTTTGACGCTCCCGATGCATGACTGAGTTTGACTGTGGCGGTCTTTGCACCCATTGCAGTTGTCGTACCAGCAATTGTAACGAGGATTGTTGTTTCTCCCGTCAAGTCCCACTGCACAACAGTGGTTTCTCCATCCATGGATGCCTTACCTATCGTCGTCAATCTCCCGCCCCCGCTCGGCAAATCCGCTGCTTCCCACTCCGTCGGTTTGCCTGTGCCATCGACAGACTTAACTTTGATAATCTGCCCGACGGCTGCCGTAGTCGGTGCGGTTATCTTTTCGGCGAGAGCTGCCGTGATGATTTTGTTCTGCACGGGATTTAATGAGGTTGACGAGAGTTCGCTGTCGACGGTGACGGTGCTGCCTGACGGTTTGTCCTGCGGGACTACGTTTCCGTCTTCGCCAACGCCGAGGATTTTTCCCGCGTTGCCTGCGCCTTGATTTTTGTCGAGTTTTGTGGTGAGTGCTTGAGCAATTTCTTGTAAATTTTCTTCATAATTTTCAGCCGGTACATAGTTTTGGAGTATATCTGTCAAGGCGGTGTTTGTGACGTAGTCGCCTGTTTTGGTGACATCTGTTGTTTGTGAGGAAAGATTTAAACTTCCCCTCCAAACAGCTCCCGCACCATCATATACGGTTATATCTACTCTACCATAGTTCATTCTCCCGAATATTACGAGCATAGGAGACGACATTCCGGTCGGCACAGTTTGGTCATAGTCGACAGGAGAGATTATGCCATACCCAACACCCATGTTGTATAAATTAATGATATTATCAGCTTTAAGGTCTAACCAATATCTGACTGTTGGAATAGGCGAAGCTCCAATGTTGGTTCTCGCTTGCTTTTTCTGCTCGTCCGTCAGCGTTTGCTCCACGTACTGCACCGCGTTAGCCGAGCCGCCCCCCTCTGCGGACAGCACACCGTTTTTATCCACCGACAGCCCGCTGCCGAGCGTGGAAAACGGCTTGTTCTGTACGCTGTCCCATGTGGGTCTTTCTAACGCATTCAGCTCGTCGAGTATTTTTTGATACACATCCGGCGTTGGTTCTTTTTCGTCGTCTCCGAGGTGCGCCGCGTCCATAACCTTTCCGAGGATTCCCCAGACCGTCGGAAGGACTATAGTTTCTCCCGACACACCAAACACGCCGACCGCCAGTATTTCCCCTGCGTCTGCGAGCACTTCCCACGGAATTTCCGTTGTGTTTGTGCCAAGCAGGACGGATATTGTCTTTTTCGATGTTTTAAACGTCGCTGTTTTGGCAAGTCCGTCCCACGCTGCATTAAATCTAAACTCAACCGTATTAACGTTTTGAGAGCCAGCAGTCAGCAGCTCTTTTGTTCTAACGTTAAGGTGGTTTTTGTTGACTTCGCAAATTATCAAGGCTATTCTCCTTTCATGGCTTTTTTTGCGATTCGGTTATATTGCTCGGCATGGTCTGTAACAGCCGGTTTAAGATAAGGTTGCGCCTTCTGCCGTTTAGTACCAAGCTCAACATGAGGACCGTAAGAGACATTAGTTCCGATATACACCGCTTTTTCATCCATACGCACAGAATGAGCGATACTATTAGCCAGTCTACCCGTTCGCTTCGGACACAGCTTGTAAGCATATCCTTCCGCCTTTATTCCGCACTTTTCGAGAGCCTTTTCAATCGCTTTGTCAAGGTTGTCCTTTACCTCAGCGGCTCGGGATATAAATTCAAACACCACTTTTTTTCACCGCCTTTTTCTTCGTAGTTTTCTTTTTAGCCGTCGTTTCCTTTTCTGTGCCTTTTGCCGCTAATCTGTCTTTTTTCCATTGCTCCCACTCGGGATACGTCATATTAGGCAGCACAACATTTTTACCCGTAACAGGGTCGCGAACACGGATTTTTGTATTTTCGTCATCCGGTTCGTCCTCAAGGTCGCCCGTTATTTTGCAGCGGCAATTGTATATTTCCTCAGGTCTGCCGTCGGGGTCTCCGGGATACCGGCAACCGTTCGAAAATTTTTTGTCGCAAGCAACAGTTTCGCCGTCAAGTACCGCATGGGAGTGCCGTGTTTTTCCGTCATATGTCGCATTCCATTTTTTTGCAAGCTTTATGCCCATTGCCTCCGCAGCTACAAGCCCATCAAGCCGCCCCGCGTTCTGTGCGCCAGTCGTGGCAGTACGCGCCGCGCGTATCGCACTGTTTTTATTCATTCCGCTAATCCGTATCATCAAGTCCTGTGCAATCTCGTCAATTGGTCTGCCCTGCAATATTCCACTTGTAATAGACGATGTAATTTGCTTTTTGCCGTACTCCAAATCAATATCACGCTTTATAGCCTTTTCCGCTGGATAATTCGGCATAAGTCCGGGGTTCTCCATGATAAGCCGTTTTATAACGCGTTCGTCGTACAGAGTAAAATCGCAGTCCCCAACAGCCTGCTCAATCTTGTAAGCCGTCCAGTTGCGGTTAATAGAGTAAATCCCCGGCGTTTCGTCGTTGACGTAAGCAATGGCGATTTCGTTAGCGTGCGTCATTCGCTCCGCCAGCTTGTCACGCATAGCCTTGTATTGATTGCCCGTCATAAGTTGTTCAAGCCGCCACTGCTGATATTGCTTTTCGGTAATTTTTTCTTCTTCAAGCAATTTCCGCTTTTTTTCGTCCGCCTTTTCAAACCAAGCGAAGAACGCGTCAACCGATTTGTCGCGCGCTTCCATCGCTTCACGATAGACTTCTTCAATACGTTTTTCCAGACGCTTTAGGCGTTCTTCTGTCCATTCTTGCGCTTCGTCTCGATTACTCATCCTCGATTACCTTTTCCGGCTCTGTAGCTCGCCGTGACGTGTTTTGAGCCGCGCCCTGCACCATGCCGAGACGGTTTAAGTCTTCCGCGTCACGCCGTTTAAGTATGCCGTCCACTTCCTCCGGCGTTATCCATGGCAGGTGGTTAAGTATAGCCTCGTCGTCAAGATAATTCGCAGCAAGCAATACCATTTGTGTTTCTTCCGTCATATTCGCGATTCGATTCCACTTGTACGCTGGTTCGTCCTCAATACCGATTAATTGCAGTATCTTGTATATCGTGTTCGAGATATGATATTCAAAATCGCCGCATTTGTCGTCCTGCGGCTGATACGCGGCGCGTATTTCCGTCGCTGTTTTGGCAGAAGCAGAAAGCTCCGACACATTAAGCAGCATAGCGTCTTTGTATAGGTCTGTCCGCAGTATCTCAAGCATAGTTGAGCGAGCTTCCACAGGCACATCGACAGTATGAGATTCAACTTCCGCGTCATCCGCACTAACCGAAGCAGCCTTTACCACGCGGAGACGGTCGAGGAATTTAACCATATCCTCATCGTCAAAACCGCCCGAGTTTTTTATAGTCCAATAAATCCCCGCCGTGTCGTCTATGTCGTTTGCCAAGCCATTTTTGATATAATCGTAACAGTCAATGGATTCCCGCAGCCCATTCAGTTCGGATTCGTGCAAATCGTTCGCGTAAAGCGGTATAATCGGAAACGACGGATAATTAGAATAAGCAACCTCGGAAATGAGATTGTCAGCCGTGCTTGTCGCGGTTTTGATATATCCGCGCTTCGCGTCGACCTGCTCCATATCAGAGCCGTGCTTGTGGATATAGGTCGCGTATCCGTCCTCTTCGTACAACGTCGCATGGAGAACATTCTGACCGTCCGCACCGCTGTACCAGTATCGCACTCCGGCACGGAGCAGGGAAGTGTCCTCGTCATAAAGCGGAGCGAAGCCCGGGCAAGACGGAGTATCCGCAAATCCGAATACCTCAACATGGTCAAAGTTAAAAAAGCAGAACGACACACCATCAATCATAGCTTTTTTAGCGGCGGTCTGTATTTGATAATCAAAGTCACGTCCGAGCTTATCTTTCGTGTCGCTTTTTGCAAATGTAATACCGTTCGACAACACATACTGCGTCTGCTGTATTACCATCGAGCGAAAGAAAGCCGTTTTTGTTTTGTAATTAGCCGAATAGATATCCGTTACCTTTTTGCCGGACATCGTATAGAGGAATTTTTGAAACTGCGTAATTGTAACGTTGCGTTTAGCGTAGTACTCGTTAGCAACAGCCGCGTCACGGTATTTCTTGCTGCTCCTATGGTCGTTGATAACGCTCTCAATAAACTGCATACGGACTTTTTCATCAAACCCGACAGCAACTAAATCTTGATAAGTTTTGATAATGCTCACCTACCTATATAGTATCGGCTTATAGTTTCCCTTGCCGATTCTGTGACGTAATACCGTCGACGCAAAATAGCGTATTTCGTCCATGCAGTTGTGGACGACTAATCCACCACATATTGAGTAATTGTGATTTCCGGCAACCTCCATGTTATATACTGGTTCTTCACCGTCAATCTCTATGCTTTTTATCTTTGCATAGCGGGCAATATTTTGTTTTTTGGTATTTATTCGCAACATATTCACCTCCGCATTTTTCACATATTTTAGTTATGTCGTCATATCCCATTTTGCGCCGATACGCGGCTTTACAGCTATTAGAGCAAAATGTATTCGATTCGGGATTATACACTTTTTTTGTCTTAAATTTTTTCCCGCAATAAGTGCATATGTATGAGATTTCTTTTAGGTTTTTCTGCGTCTCTTTTGCGTGCTCGGAATGCCAATGTTTACCCGCTTCGGTCGAGTGCCATGCTTTTGCCGCTGGCACTGCATTCTCCATTATATTTTTTCTTTTTTTCCTCAAAGTTTCTTCACTTGCTTCTACGCCGTGGATGCGAGCATGTTCTTTTGAGGTGACAAGTGCAAGGTTTTCTATCTCGTTGTTGTCTTTGTTGCAGTCGACATGATGAACGTGATATCCGCGCGGTACTTTTCCGTTTTGCTTTTCCCACACATATACATGAAGGCGCTTACGCCTTGTTCCGATTTTTTTGGAAGAAAGATAATAACCTGTTTTTTTGTCTTTTCTGAACGAATATCCATCGTAACACGCGATTTCTCCACCGTCTAAATATTGAATCATAATTAACACCTCTGTATTTGGTATTATAATTATAACTCATTTCGTCCTTTAAATCAAGGATTCTGTCCGATGATGTTAGATATTTAATTGCTTTATACCCGCCGTCTGTTAACACTGGATGTTCTGCCGTTCCTCGTATTACACGTCCATCTTCGAGTGTAATTTTATATACTTTTGCTTTTGCCAAAGTTTGCCTTACGCTATAAAAAGGCTTTATTTCTGCTTTGCCTTTTTTGGTATTGTAGCTCCAAACAAAGCCTGTTTTGCCCACCAAATCTTTTATCGCGATTCTGCCCTGCAATGTATCAATAAGCGTTTCGCCTGTAAGACAGTGGTCGTTTTCTTTTATTACGGTGTCCGCGTCCGTCGCTTTGTCGTCCCACGAGTATAAACCGAATTCGTTTATAGCGTCCTTGCAGCACCGATGTATTTTAATATTGCCGCCCATGAGATAATCCGCTACACGATGGATTCCGTTAAGCACGTCGTTGTCAGCCTTACGCGTTTTAAATCCTTTCCGTTGCAAAGCCGTGATAAACGACGCGGCAGAAGGGTCTATAATAACCTCTTTGATGTCGTAACCTTTCGCAAGCTCAATCACGTTGTTGCAATAGTCCTCGTCCGTTCGTTGCGCTCGTGCGGCGCGTCCGTTGTAATAGTATTCCTTTATTCGCACAGCCTTGTCGCCGTTAATGCACCAAAGACCTGCCGAAAACGGGTTCATTGTGCCGTAGTCGATAGAGATATAATATTCACCGCTTTCCGGCATATCGTCGACTATACACGATTCGTTAAAGCACTGGTATACAAGACCTTCGGCAATACAGCGTTCGCCGAGAATATCGCGCCGATACCATATAGAGCCTTTGTCATACTGCGCTTCTATTTCCGCGAGACGCTGCGGAGTAATAGTAGCGTTGTCGCGGATTGTAAAATGGCGGTAATTGTATCTGTCGCCGAATTGAGAGGGAAAACGGTCGATAAAGTCCGTATAAATCCAGTGCGCAGGCGAGGACGGGTTTAAATCCCAAAATACACGACGGAGACGCGCCGCGAGCTGACGGTTAAACGCTTCTTTTATCGTGTCTTCGTGGTGCAAGTTTATTTCTGTAGCAATCCACATACCATAGGAGTTACCACGGATTTTTTTGAAGCTGTCAGCCTTGCCACCTCCGGCAAAGATAACAACATAATCCCGCCCGTGAGAGGTGATAATTAAAGCTTCGTTACCCTTGTATTTCGTCCAGCGACACCGCCCACGGAATATATTCTCCAAGCCGTACCCATTCGCCGCGCCGATGTTGAGCTTAGCATTCGCGGCGGTTGAGCCAGTAGCAAGATGTATTCTATCCGGCGTTCCCTTTTGAATAAGAGCAGCAAAAGCGGCAATATTGTCTATGGTTTTACCGGCACGCACCGCGCCCTCCGCTACGGAGATGGTGGAGCGAATAGCAGAATTAATATATTCCTTATGCTTTTCCCCGAACACGGGGAACACACTGCGCGATATCATTCTATTCCCGCCTCGTGCAGATAAGCGTCCGTGTCCTCAGTATCAACAGAATCCTCCGGCTTTTCCTTTTGCCCGAGATACTGCTTGCCAAGCCAAATAGCCATAGGCACACTACGCTCCGCGTGTTGCCATTGTAAACGCCGGAGCGATACTTTCCCCCTGCTCCTTTTTTTGGCGAAAACTACGGAAAAAGTTTCTCCATATGTTTTGCGACACCACGTATTGAGCGTTTTGTCGGTAACATCGAACCAATCGCATATTTCTTCACACGTGCACTGCATTTTGCAAAGCTTCTCAAATTCAATTTGGTTTATTTCCTTCGGTGGTCTTCCCATCCTCGCCACAGCCGTCTCCTTTCCGCGCATTTTGCGTTAAATATTCTTCTCCCAAGTTTTATTCCCGCCAATATGAGTTTTGAGCCAGCCGTGGAAAGCAAGCTTTTCGTCGGTGCTTTCGGGATAAAGGTTAATAAGCCGCGTCAGCTTGTTATTTTTTAATATTACAAAAGGCTGACCGCCATCTGCCCTTTTACAAGTAAAACCGAGTTTTTCATACACCGCACCCGAGTTTATAGTTGCATTTGAGTAACTATAAACCTTGCTTACACCGATTTCCCGCAGCGTGTTTTCACAAGCCGTTTGCAACTTGCTCGCACCACCGTGTATTCGCGTGCCGCGCGATATAGACAACCGCACAAGCTCATATTTTTTATTTTTGCCCCTAACCGCCCCGTTAGATATGTCATATAACATAACCGCCACAAGTTCGCCCGAGTAAATCAAGCCAAAACAAATAGCGGTATCACGCACGAGCGGCGCGGATTGTCTATGGTTGCGGATAAAAAAGTCCTGCGCCAGCCCAACAGGCACAGGCACATAATCACACTTCGACGCGCGTATGGTACGAGTAATAACCGTGCCGCTCTTGTAAGAGCACTGCGCCGCCGTTTCCTTGACCGCGTCAAGCGGAGATATCAAAAACCGTTTGTCGCTGTCCTTGGTCTGGAGTATCCACTTGCCAATATTTTTATACTCATATCCCGTAATATTTTGATATTTGTTCTTTTCAATAAAATCTGCGGGATTTATTTTGACAAAACACTCCAAAGGCACTTCCGATAGCTCAGATATTTGTTGTATGTGTTCATCGAGCAGTTTGTCAAAATACTCCCAAGCCGCGCGGACGCGCAAAGTCATATCAGTCACCGCAAACCGCCCCCATCACTAACTTACAAAGCGCGTCACCGCCGTTTTTGCCGACGTAAGACACAATTTGTTCAGCCTGCTCAGGAGTAATAACGAGCTCCAAAAAACATTCCGCGTTCATGCCAAATGCGGATATCGAGAACACCCCAACCTTACTTTGCGGCGGTTCTTCGGCAGCTTCCTCGCTTGTTTTTTCCTCGTCAAGTTCGTCCTCGTCAAAGCCAAAGCCAAAATCAAAATCACTAAAATCAAGGTCGCTAATATCCTCAGCCAGCAGCTCTAAATCCCAGTCGGATTCATTGGATTTGTTGTCTACGATACGGAGCTTCCGCACCTGCTCCGGTGTTAAATCATCAACGCATACACAAGGCACAGTCTCCATGCCGAGCTTCTTAGCGGCAAGTGCGCGGCAGTGACCGATAACAATAACACTGTCCTTGTCAATTACAAGCGGCTGCACAAATCCATATTGTTTGATAGATTCCGCAACATTCGCAATTTGCGTTTTATCGTGCTTTTTCGCGTTTTTGGAGTAAGGCACGAGCTCACTCACTTTTCTTTGTATAATATTCATTTTCCCTCCGATGTGTTTTTATTTTTATGAATGCCACCTCGCGGAATCGAACCGCGTCGTTCTCCACACTACGAGGGAGGTGTCTACCATGCACCAAGGCGGCGTGCGCTCAACCAGAATTGCACTGGCGCAGCGTACCGAGTACACCGAGCTGCTTTTACGAGCTGCAGCTTATTTTGAAAGGAGGAAAACACAGAGTACAGACCATGTACCCATAATCATAATATCACGGTTTTTAAAGTAAATCTACTTCTTTTACGACTACTTTTATATAATTTTCGGCGTGGAAATACATTGATATCCCCTTTACATAGTTTTTGTTGTCGTCTACGATTAAAATACCCTTTAACCCGTCCTCAATCATCTTTAATTCGGACGCATGATTGGAGCAGTCTAAATTGTCGTTAAAGTAAGAAATGATTTCCACAGGCTTGTCGAAAACCTGTGGGTGCTTGTTTGAGCGGTAAACCGCCTCCCGTGTCAGCAAGTGCCAGTATTCCGCGTCCTTTTTGCGAGCCGCCCAATGCTTTCCCGCGTAGTATGCGTTCAGTCCGTAGCATCTGTTCCATGCGGTCTTTCCGGCTTTGGATTTCGGATAATCAATACGAAATTCAAACGTTCTCAAAACGGCAATTCCTCGTCGTCAGGCAACGTGCTAAAATCCGGTATGGTCATATTGGTCTGGTAAGCCTCCGGCACATAAGGAGTGCTTGCAGGAGGTGTATATGACTGCGTCCTTGGAGCTTGCGCCGCCTGTGGCATTTCTGATTTTGCATCCACAAAAAACGCTTCGCTCGCCACAATTTCCGTTGCGTACCGTTTCTGTCCCTGCTGGTCTACCCAAGACCTGTTGTGCAGCTCACCGACTACGCATATGGAGCTTGCTTTTCTGAAATAGCGCGTGATGAATTCAGCCGTCTGCCGCCAAGCTGTTACGTTGAAAAAGTCCGCCTGTGCTTCCTCGCCTTCTTTAACGCGTTTGTTGACGGCAATAGAAAACGTAGTTACGGAAATACCGCTCGGAGTGGTTTTAAGTTCGGGGTCTGCCGTCAACCGTCCACCGAGTATAATCTTGTTAAAATTAAAGTTTGCCATATAAAACCTCGCTGTTTGTTATCTAATCGCAACTAATATGCCCAGTATTGCCCAGAGTATCATCATAATAGAGTGCTGCTCTTTGTCGTGCCGCCATTCGTCGTTTTGCTCTGCTTTGTACCACTGCGGAATTACAAGCGTAAGCCGTACTATTTGTGTATCGCTCATATTTCATCCTCCATCTCTTTGAGCCAATAATTCCTCATGCACTCGTGACACACCTCCGAGTGCTCAAATTTTGCGGAGCGGCAGTTGTAAGTACCGCTTTCAAACAAATCATAATCCACCATCGACGGACATATTTGTATCGTATCTAACTTGTACGCATAAGGATAATTCTTAAAAAATTCGCTCTGTCTCGTCTTTACAGGGTGTTCCGCAGCCCATTTCTCCACAGCGGCAACAATTTCTTCGGGATGCGCAACGCATTGTAGCTTGCAATAGTTATACTTTTGATATACAACACAAGAGGTACAACCGTTTTTGTTGCTGTTGCATATTCGTCTTACTGTTTTCAAAAATTCAACCGCGTCCATAGTTTTCCTCCCAGTGCTTCTTGATTCTCGCAAACACATCCTCCGCTGTCAGCCATCCTTTTACGATGCCGTATTTGCATTCTTCTTTTGTCAGAAGTCCCATTATTTCCAGTCTGTCGCACACACCGCCGTAGGTTAATGCGCCCTCTATTACGCTGCACACTCTTCCTGCGTCGGCAGGGTAGCATATCTGGTAGTAGCCCCATTCGTCGTGCATGTCTTTTCGATGGTAGAAGTCGAACACTATTCCCGCTTCTTCGAGCATCGTTTTCAGCTTTAGAATTTCGTTATACTGTTCCATTTGTTCCCTCCGTTGTTTGCGACAAGGCTTTCCGCAAAATCTTTTGCCATCTCGTTTATCTGGCAGTAAGCGAAATATCCTGAATATGTCGGCGGCATTTCCCGCGTCAAGTCTCCCTCGCTTTTCCATATGGCGTTGTTAAAGTTTGCTTTTTCACGCCATCTTACAATATCATCGGCGTATGCTCTCGCCTTATTTCGGGGATAGCGGAATTTCCCCATGAGTAATTTAACGAATCTTTTCTTCTTCATTTGCCAAAATCTCCATTATTTGAGCCAAACGCATTAAAATCTCGTCTTTGCAAAACCTAAGACGGTATCTTGTATGATAACCGACTGCTTGTCTATGGTATTTAGCCATAGTCTCATGATAATTCATAAAGATTTTTGCATCCTCTCGCGCCTCGTTGCGGCTGAGGTCGAGTTTGCCCATCAGCAGTTTGATATAGCGTTTACGCGTCATAACCCGCAAGTATCCTCCTTATTTTTTCGATTCCATTTTTGCCGCCAAGCTTTACATTACAGTCATAACACTCCTTATAGCTCGCTTGCGGTCTGCGGGCAAGACTACCCAAGGACTTGATTTTGTGATTATCTTCGTCGGCAAGAGCTTTGTATCTCGTCACGGTACGAGCTTTTCGTCTCGCCTCGTTGCGGCTATAACCTTGACGCCCCATGAGCAACTTGATATATCTTTTACGTGTCATTCTTTATCCTCGCTTTCATCCATTATCGCGCCGCAGTTCGGGCAATAGTTAAATCTATCCTCAATCGGATATCCGTCAAGCCATCCGCAGTTGCTACAGAAATACGCATGAGCGTACCCGCCGCGTCCGTTATCAATCCACCGTGCATGTATTACAGGGGCAACGTCGGCAGGAGATGTTTTTAGCGGACACCATTCAGGCTTATCTTTCGCTCCGACATATCCCTTGTATTTCAGGCAGCATTCGTGTACTAAATCGTACTCATCTCCAACACACAAGGAACAATCGCCGCAAGTTTCAGGCATATCTATTACTAAGATTGCTTTGGCTTCAGTCATTCTTTACCTTTCCGTGCCTTTTGAGATGGCAGTCGATACACAGTGTGACAAGGTTTGATGGTTCATCGCCGCCACCTTCTGATACAGGCACTATATGATGTACATTTAGTTTCCCGTCGTCTATTGGAACGAAAATTCCGAACTCGTTCTTGAAAGCGTGAAACTCGCCGCAGTCCTGACAAGTGAAGTTATCGCGGTACAGAATCCTTAGTGAGTAAGCGTTACGTCCTCTTTGCCAAACTGTAAGTCTATTAAACTTTTTACTGCATTCGTTTGAGCAGAAACTTGTCCGTCTGCCGCTCAGAGGTTGTCCGCACCATTTACAGTGTTTCGGATTGACGTACTCCGGCACTTTGTACATTACGTCTCCGTATGCTTTCATAGCTTCATACAACGGAGGAAATGGTCGACGAGTTCCGTTGCGTTCCCAATAGCGTTTATAGGTCATCTCAGATACCTTTCCACTTCGGGCAGTCTGTCTTTTACGCTATTCCAATCAGTCATTCTTCCTCCTTGTACACATACTCGACCGCCGCGAGCAGCCGCTTTACTTCTTCGTAGGATTCGATGGCGGTGACAAAATCACATTCGTCGGTGGCAAAATATATCACCGCATTTTGCTTATCCATGTATCTTTCGCACACATTAGTTATGTGATTTGTGGATATAAGCATCCTTTTACCTTCTAAGTCATGCAGTTCGATAAAGTTATTCATCCTTTTCTGCTCCTTTCTGCTTCTATACCTTGTTCCATTCCGCAAGCGTAACCGCCGTTGTATGCGTTACGCACGTCTTCTTCGGTGTAAGCTATTCCCGCCTCGTAAAGCAATCGCGAATACTTTAACGCGGTACACTCCATCATGCGCATATACGTTTTCGGTCTGTCCGGACAGCTTGCGCAATGCAATTCACGGCATTCCTCCCATGCTTTGGTCATGATATCCATCATCATTTCTTGTAAGTGTGGAATTTTTATATCTTTAAGGTCTTCGTAATCTCTCATCGACATTTCATTCGTCCTCCTGTAAAATGTAGTCTCCCCACTGCTCCGCGAATGCTTTCGCGATGCCGAGGAAGGTTTTGCTTCGTGTTTTTGCCGTTGCTGTACTTGCCGTATAGCTTTCCTAAGTCGGGTTCGTCGGTGCATTTCGGCACAAGCAACGGAAGATTAGCTGTCCACAGGCAGGTTGTTTTCTTTGTGTAGTTTTCCGTGTCGCTCTCGCCGTCCGAAAACATATACGGATGTATTATTTGATTCGGCTTGCGGTACGCCGTACTCATAAAGCCTATCGGGTTTTCGATTGCCTTATGCGGAATGTCGGCAAGAGCGAAATACATAAAGAATATCGCCGCTTTCGCCCTGTCTTCCCATCGACACACAACTTTTTCGGGGGGGGGTACATCTGAGCGAAAATGAACGTGTCGCGACATTGCTTAGATATGTACACGGCGGGTGAGCTATAAGCAAATCCCACTTCGGTATGCTGTGCGTCTGTCCGTCCATCGTGGTTATTTCTCCCGCGTCAAGTGCTTTCACCGCGTCTCCGAGTATGTGATATTCGGGATGTCCGCCGGAACACTCCTGTATATCGCAGGAGAAAGCGTTAAATCCTCTGTCGCGGAACGCCATGCACACGCGCTGTGATTCTTCGCACGCCACAAGGACGTTTATTTTCGTCGGGTCTTTCATTCATCCTCCATCATTCCACTATCGGGAGAAAGCAGCCGAGCCGTTTCATTTTTTCGAGGGTGTATCCGACAACTGTAAATCCTAAATCGTGTTTGAATTTGCCGTCAACAAATTCATATATTTTGCCTTTTGTATAAACGCTCTCGTTGTCGCATATCCACACAGCCTTGCCAGTGTACGGCTTGTTTGCTTCGTTCTTTTTCTCGTCCTCGCCGAAAATCTTCTTCACAACAGCTTCAACGGCGGCTTTCTCGCTGTATTCGTCTTTGCTGTATCTTGTCACGGTTGCTTCTTTCGCTACGTCCTTGCCGTGTATCAGCTTTGCCGTGGTGGTGTCGCCGGATGATGTGATAATCAACTTAAATTCACGGGTTGGTTTCTCTTCGACGAGCTTTAAACACTCGCCCCACAAATTTTGTCCGTACCCCCAAGGGACAAGTCCGTTGCAAGTATGGTAACGTAAATTTTTTCTATCCATTCGCACGGCATAATTTGAGTCATCGCCAACGCGAAAATCTACTTTCACCACCGTACCTTTATCACCAATGCTGGCTGCGGTGTAATATTTTGTGCTTATTACCTCAACCTTATCCCCAACTTTAAACTTTGCCATATTATCTTCCTTTCTGCCGGATTCCGTCCGGCGCGGTATTTTTGCTTTTCCGTTTCGCCGCCAGTCTAAGCGTTTCGATTCCGTTTCGGGTCCTGTCGTAGCGATTCGGTGCCATTCCGTTGCCGTTCGCTGCGCCGCTTTTCTTTTCCGTCGCGGTCCTGCTCTATGCCTATCATATCAATACGTTTCCGTTGCTGTGCCTTTCGCCGCCTGTCCATTCGATTCCTTTTCGGCGCGGTGCGAGTCCAGGCTTTTCCGTTGCTAATCGTGTCGTAGCTTATCTGTTCCGTTGCTCTGCTTTGCCTCGCTCTTCTCTTCCGTTGCTTTTCTGCGATATTAGCTGCGATTCCATTACATGTCGGGTCTATTCGATTCCGCTTCCATTCTCGTCCCTTCGCCGCACTTCCGCTTCGTTCCATTTCCGACCTTTTCCTGTCTGTGCTATTCCGTTTCGGTTTACTTTATTTCCTGCCACGTGTAGCGTCCCTTGCCGGAGCTTCGCCACTGTCCCATTCCCGCAAGTCTGCCATAATCAAGCCATTCCCTTACTGCGGGTTCTAACTTCTCATCGAGCAGAAGCACAGTAAATTCCAGCGTCGTTCCGGCAGGCACCGTTTCCGACGCAGCAAGCGCAACCCTTTCGCCCTGTGCCGTTGACGCTCTGAGCGGTCTCTCACAAACTCCCGTTTCGCCATCAAATCCGAGCGGCATAAACCGTTCTTCGATAAATATAAGTTTGTCGATAATTTTCTTGTATGCTTTCAGTTTTGCGCTCTCGGTGGTTTTTACTCTCGCCAGACCACCGCAGGAATCCTTAAACATTCCCTTTATTTGATAATCCCAAAATCCAACCTTGCCGTCCTGCCGAGGGAACACCGTCATTTTTCCATCAGCCGTTTCGTCAACGCCGACGGCTTCAATTTCATCAGCTACAGTCGGAGCATCGGGAGCCTTGCTCGCGATATAATCACGGTAAACCTCCTTGCTCGCAGGGGAAAGTCCGAGGACTTCCTCGGTAAATGTAAGTTTGACTTTGAGTGCCTTTTCGATAAATTCCATTTTGTTTTTCTCCTTTATATGTTTTTACTTATCAATCGCGATGTTTCCATACGAATTTAATAATGCTGTTTCAAAAAATTCGTCAGTTTCAAAAGAGGAATCAGTTGCGGGATGTTTCTCCGCGTCTTCTTTTGCCCATGCCATTAATACGGCATAATGATTATCGTATTTTTTGCCAGTTTGTTTGAGATACGTGCTAAGACGATTGATTTTATTCTCCCAGTCCTGCGGATAAGCCTTTTGTAACTCCGCGAGTTCTAACAAAGTTAAAACGACGTTTTTGTACTCTCCGTACATTTGAGAGGGTGAGTCTTGTACATCTTGCTTATTCGATACCGTATCTATAGGGTATCTATACCCTATGCATACATCTGTTACCTGCTCCCTGTTACCTGTAGCCTGTTTCCTGTTATCTGTTATAGGACTTTGGATTTCAAATTTTTTCGCAAGAGCGTCCCAGAGAAACGTTTTAAACCTTTCACACTTCACACGAGGTATAGCCTTTTCGATTGCTACCTTTGCTTTCGGAGAGCGTGTCCAGTTATACTTGCTCCAATTCTTGACGAGGATTTCCTTATCACGTTCAGAGTATTCGAGTATTGCATATCGTTCCGCAAATCGAGATATCAAGCTATAAATCGTATCGCGAGTATATCCCGTTTCGTCTGAGATTTGCTTAATGCTGATTTCGTAGCACCCTAATAATGTTGTGTGCGGATTGGTCAGCAGATATAGCATAAAATACTTGTCTTCCGGCGTAAACATATCAACGACTTTTGTATCTGTCCAAAAGCTCGGCGATACCGTTCGATATATAGCCATAACGACTACCTCACTTAATCTGTATGGAGCGATTCGGCACAAGTTCGCAGCCCTCTATCACCTCTCCGGTTTTGAGAGGCGCCCCCGCACGCCCC